ATCATAACACTTCAAAAAATTGATTATGATTTCTTTTATTTTTTTATCCTTCACTTTATTAAAGTATTTAGTACTATCATGCATGCACATTATATGTTTTTCAGTTTCTCCTTTGAATTTAGGAGGGATAATATCATCTAGTCTATCATATATATCTCTTGGATGAATAGAAACACGTTTAGAAATATCCCAATATTTAGGGCAAATATAATAAATTTCTTTTTCTTCATTGCCAATTTTAGGTTGCTTGATATGTTTTGAAAAAGATGGAAATTTTTCAGAGTATAAGATTTTTTGCGCATGTAATACCTTCTTTAGATCTGCGACCGTGGTATTTTCGGTTATATATTCCCATATTTCATTTTGTGTTAATGGGGGATTTTTGACAGTTTTCAAAATATCATATTTTTCTAATCTTTCTAACTCATCAATATGAAGAGGTATAGGAACCCTAAATAAACTCGCTTGGCATTTTCCGGGATAGTTCCATTTTTCGGAGTTTTTACTAAATAATTTATCATCATAACCTTTTAAATTCTCAATAACATGATAACCTCCCGGCAGCCCTATTTTACTGCCTCCAATGCCTTCATATTCAGAATCACTTGAACTACTATCTGTTTCTGAAGTCGAATCATCTTCTTGAGAACTATGCATACCTGATGGATCCAAATCTTCAATAAATTGCCATTTTGAATGTTCTTCTTCTATATCATCTATTTCATTTTTATCAATATCTTTTGTAAATAAATCTTTTATGATTTTTGAGCATTTAGGTTTGGGGTTATTGATAAATTGTTTATACAATTCCATAAATATTTTTATAAATTGTATAATTCGATTTAATTCTTCTCTGGATTGTACATTATAAATAGTGAAATGAATATATTTTTCCCGGTATTTAATTATTCTGATTTCTGCACCCGTTTCAGTTGTTTTTGCGTTTTTCTTAAATTTGTTTTTTTCGTTCATCTCGCTCCATTTTTGGTGTTCCAAAGTCGCCTCCTCGATACTTATACCTGTATTTTTTGAAATAATTTCTATAAACTCTTCAAGTGGTATATCTATATTTGGATCATGTAATACATTTATAATGCTTTGTGTTGGATTTGTTTTTTCATAATTGCTTACACGTTTATATTTAAAAATAATGGTATCTGGATCTAAATCCATTTTTTCTTTAACAATTCTGATATGTGTGTAAAAATTAGATAAATATTTTAATAGGTTTGACTTTTCATATATGGAGTCGCCCTTGACGCGGAATTTATCTATTGAGAATTCAATTTTACTATTTATAAAACATATTTTATCATCATATTTAATTAATTCAGGTATTTCATTAATAGTGTAAATTCTAGGTCTGTTTATATCTCCTATTAAAGTATTAATATCTTTATTTAATTCTTTTAAAATATCATCATCAATATTTATATCATTATAATTATTAATTATAAAATCATAATTTCCATTCATAAAAAGAATAAATGAATAAAATAGAGTATATCTCTTCAGATATGTTTTGAAAATTATACAATTTCGAGGTTGTATGGATGGAGGCATATATTCACCGAATTCATATGGCAAAGACATATTATCAGAGAAATCATTTAATAGCTTCCCACATATATCTTTTTTTAAAAAATTACTCTCATCAGAGTGGGGTAGTTTTAATTCCGGTTTATATAATTTAAAAAATGATTTATTATAATCTTCTAGAATTAATTTTGTGTAAAACCTTTCAGATGATAATTCATAATCTGAAAATAGTTTTATAATATTTATATTATTTTCAATATTAATACATTTGAAATTTAATAATGTACTAGTAAATTTATCTTCATTTAGCAGATTATCTACATTATTATCTAATATATCTAAATAATGACTATTAGAAGATAATAGTTTATTAATTTTTTTAATATGATTTTTTCTTAAGTCTGAATTAGATTTATTTTGGTAATTATCAATGTAATCTTTTTTAATATTTGGAAAATATTTATACACGACTGAATATATAAATTTGTCATCACCAAAAATCTCTGGTTTTAATTTTTTTAAATCATTTAATGTAAAATAATAAATATTTTTATCGGCGGGGTGCCGTGATGTAAAATTTTCTTCAAATAGTTCATTCATTAAATTATTTTTATATACACTTATCTTATTACCAATTTTGTCTACAAAGTTTTCATCTAAATAAGTTTTGGATAAATCTATTTTGTTTTTATTAAATATTTGTTTAATATTTATATTATCATATGAAAAACCTATAAGTTTATAATCATTAACATAAGCACATATTTCATCGGTTAAAATGTTTAATTTTACACATAATTTATTTAAAACAGTTAAATTAGTATCATCGGGATATAATTCTATATCATAAGTATCATTAGTTATTATATTTGTAAAGACAAATGATTGTTTTTGTAATGGTAATGTATCATATAATGTTGGAGGAGGAGTAGTATTAGACATTATATTAATATATATAATATATTATTTAAAAATAAAGAATAAAAAAAATTTATTATATATCATCCATTAAATTATTAAATAGATTCTAATAAAGATAAAGCATATGGATCATTAGGATTTTTACACATAATTTTAATAATATATTCATCAGGATATTTATTAGAATTTAATAATGTTTTATTTTTACTATTTGAAATATATTGGGGCAACGAATAACTATGATATGAAATTTTTTTTTTGATAACTATTACATTCTCATTCTCAGATACTAAATTTAAATCCTTATTAGAAATAACTCCGCCAACTAATTTAAGAATATTTCTAGTTTTAATATTATTTAATAATTGTTTTGCTTTATCTAATCGTGGGTCTTCTATGAAATCTATTGTAGAGAATATATCATCAGTAAATTTACAGAATTTTATCCAATCGTCATTTATAACAGAATCTGAAATATTAAATACATTATTAATTTCAGTTAAAATTTCTTTAATGTGATATTCAATAGCAAGTACTGTAGGATGATTACATAATTGTTTATATAATGAATATCTAGAATGAAAGAACGAATCAATAGAACATTTTGCTTTTTCTGAATATACAATTTCATTTGTCACACTAATAAATGTGTTCTGTAAAATAGTATCTAGTTCAAATGAATATCTCATGCCTGAATATTTACAATCTCTTAAAATATAATCCATCCTATCAACATCGATACCATTCTCAGATGATACAATTTGATATAAATATTTTTTACTATATTCTAGTTCATCATAATTAGGATTAATTATATTACTAATAAATGATATATCATTACTATTATATCCTAAATTATATTTTTCATTCATATATTTAAATATTTCAATACTTCTTTCTTCATGTTCTGAATATATACCTATTTCATTCAACCAATCATCAAATAGATGAGATGAAATTGAATGTCCTAAATCATGTATAAGAGCAGCAACAGAAACTAATTTATATTCTTTTTCATTAAAATATAGACCCTTTTGATTTAATAAGTCCATAAGCTTACATGATAGATGGTATACACCAATTGAATGTTCAAATCTGTGATGTGATGAACCAATCCATACAGAATATACAGCACCTCCTTGTTTTATATTTCTTAATCGCTGATATTCTGGAGTATCAATGATCCTTTTAGCATATTCAGAGATATTAATTTCACCATGAATTGAACAGAATACAATCATTATTTTATATTTAATAAATAATTTTTTTATAAAAATCAAATTTAAAAATATTTACATTATATACTATGAGTAATAATACATCAATTATATATGAGAATGGTGAAGGTATTGATAAAGAAATTATTATAGCATTAATATCTTTAACAGGTAGTATGTGCACAGCAGTTCTGACTTTATGTGGAGTTTTTCTAAACCAAAATTACCATTCTACTAAAAAAGTAGAGGACAAAAAAAAAGAAAACATTAAAGTCAAAGCAAAATTAGTTGAAGATAGTAAGAGGAAAACTTCTCCATTAAAAAGTCCTAATTTAGATATTGATAAATCGAAAAGTGCAGATATAAATTTAGATATTATTGAAGAATATAAAGGTCCTTGTGAAATATTAGAAACAAAATTAGATGCTGGTTTTTTTGGTGTCCGGGTCAATCAAAGTAATTGTCAGGGTATAAAAATACAGTGTATATTCTGTAAGAAACATTTTTGCCCTTACCATATCGGACCAAATAATAACGGCGCATTTGGTGGTCATGTATGTAATGGACTCAATCCCTAATATAAACAGAATTAGTTAAAAATATATGGAGTACTTCTTATTGCCATACCACAATATTGAGCAGGATATTTGGCATAATCAACAGGTTTATATAATCCAATTTCTTCAGCTGCTTCTAATAATACTTTCATCCAATCCCAAAACTCAGGGGGATGTTGTAAAGTTACATTACAGACATGTGATAGTTCATGACATATTGTAAAAATAACTAAATTTCTATCATTAAATTCATAATTTCTATCTTTTGTATGTCTCAAACATAAATACAATTCTTCCCCTTTATTTATCATATAAGATTTATATTTGTGATATGGATCTGATTCAGATAAATTATCTACTTTAAAATTATTTAATAATCTTTCGACGCCATTTTTTCTATATTCATATTCTGAATCACTTTTATCAGCATTATCTATATATTTTTCTCTTAATTTTTGAGATATTTTAAGTATATCTTTTTTATAACTTGCAAGTAAATTAGCAGCTTCTTGTGAATTTGGTAATTTTCTTACTAAATAAACTTGATCATCTATTGTTGATTTTACTCTAATAACATCTTTATCAAATAAATCTTTATTAAAAAATATCATTACTGAAAAAAACACACACAATATTATAATAAATAATAATAAATCATCCATATATAATATATTAATAATTAAATTTGAAACTATATAATTATATATTAATAATAATAATAATAATAATGGATTTGAATTTCTTGAGTGATACTAAACTCTCAGATAAAATTAAAAAACATAAATTAGGAGATTTAAAACAAGATTATTTAAATAGAATACAAATATTGACAGCACACGAGAGTAAATTAAATAGTAAAATTATAGCAGAATGTAACCATGACTATGTAATGGAAAGAGAATCATGTCAATATGGAGAAAGGTACTATGTATGTAAAAATTGTGGGAATATAAGGTGATATATTATATACATTATATATATGAAGAAATTAATATTTGCCTCCTTAATATCAACCACCGCCCTTTTTTATTCTTATTATTATTGTTATAACAAAATAAATAATATTGATGAAATAATAGATTTAAATAATCCTGTGGTAGATTTAGTAATCGATTCAAAAGAAAATACTAAATTAGATAGAGATAAAGATAAAGATATTAAAAGTTCTGATAAAATAATAATTTATAAAAAACCAGTCCCTATATATAAATTATATCAAAAACAAGAATGGGAAATTATTTAAATTTGATATTTAAATTTATTTTTTATATATAATTCTAAAATGGATATTGAAGATATGACATTTAATATTAATAAATATGATAATATTACTAAAAGTTTCTATGAACATTATTTAAAGAATACAGAATATTCTTTTAATAAATTATTAAAAATAGTTATGAAAGAATATTCTTTCAAAGAAAAATTAAATAAAATTATTTTAAGAAAAAGTTATTTGAATTTAGTTGAAAATAATATTTGTAAATTAGATAGTGATTTTCTTAAATTCTTGATAAAGAAACCACAACGGTCTTTATCTGGAATACAATCAGTATCAATATTAACATCACCCTACCCTAAATGGATAGATGAAGAAGGTAAAGAACATGTTCAGAAATTTAGTTGTAAGCATAATTGTTATTTCTGTCCTAATGAAATAGAAGATGGTAAAATGATTATGCCTAGGAGTTATTTAAGCAGAGAA